TATTATAACAGGAGCAAGACATATTCTTAGTTTAACAAGACACATTACGGTTATGGAAGTTGCATCGGATTCAACAAATCAGAAAACTCATGTGAACAGTCCTGATCAAACCAAAGTTGCTGTTGATTATTCAAAAATTTTTGCTACTTACACTGGATAAAAAATGGATTCGTCGCAAAAAGATTTTGCTGGTAAAAATGGATTTATTTGGTGGATAGGCTATGTTGAAGATCGAAAAGATCCCTTAAAATTAGGTCGTTGTCGTGTTCGGTGTGTGGGTTGGCATAATACGAATAAAGTTCAGTTGCCAACAAATTCTTTACCGTGGTGTATTCCAAACATACCAGTAAATACACCAATTGTTTACACACCACGAGAGGGTGATATGGTGTTTGGCTTTTTTCTTGATGGTGAGAATGCTCAAGAACCTGTAATGCTAGGAAGTTTTCCTAGCATACCACTAAAAGCAGCTAATCCTCAAGATGCATTCAATGATCCAAGAACGTTAGCTGAGTTGACATCTGCTCCAGTTAAACCGACAGAAAATCCAATAAATTATCCAAGAAAGATTGATGAGCCGTCAACATCAAGACTTGCTAGAAATGATGTGAAGTATCCTTCGGAAATTGTAGAGGCAAAAAAAAGAAATCGTGCAAATAAAGTTGAACCAGAATCGGCTTATAACGCACAATATCCATACAATAATGTATATGAATCAGAATCTGGACATGCATTAGAATTTGATGATACAAAAGGAGCAGAGCGTGTTCACATCTATCATCGTTCTGGTTCATACACAGAATGGAGACCAGATGGCTCTCGTTCAGAAAGAGTAGAAAAAGATAAGTTTACTGTTGTTGTTGGAGATGAAGCTGTTTACATCCAAGGAGATGTTCAGATTTTTGTAAATGGTGATTATAATTTAAATGTCACAGGCGACATAAAAATTAACGGTAAAACAGTCAATATTAATCAAGGAACAAATGGCGCAGCACGTATTGGAGATACAACACTAGATGATGATACTGAACAAAATGGACAAGATACTGGAACAATCCAAACTGGTTCAGGCACAGTATTCATCGGAGACTAAGATAAATAAAAGATGGCAGCTACAATAACATCAAATAATCCAAGAATTCTCTCAGAAAGAGGATACAAAGACTTGGACTTAAATTTTAATATTCATCCCGTTAAAAAGGATGTCACTAAGCATGTCAACGAATATGCTGTAATAAATTCCGTCAAAAATCTGGTATCTTTGAATTTTTTTGAAAAGCCGTTTAGACCTGAGATAGGAAGTGGTTTACGTTCGTTATTATTTGAAAATATTGATACGATTTTAGCATCTAGAATTGAGAGAGCCATAGAAGAAGTAATATTAAATTATGAGCCTAGAGTGAGTGTATCAAGTATAAACGCAACAGCATACCCGGACGATAATCGTTACAACGTTACAATGACTTTTTTTATAATTAATAATCCAAATCCAGTTACGATTGACTTCTTCTTAGAGAGAATTAGATAAAAATGGCAGACCGTTTACGAGTTACAGAACTTGATTTCGATACAATCAAGGAAAATTTAAAAACGTTTTTAAATCAGCAGTCGGAGTTTACAGACTATGATTTTGAAGGTTCAGGACTAAATATTTTGCTTGATCTTCTTGCTTATAATACACACTATCAAGCATATTATTTGAATATGGTAGCAAATGAATCTTTTCTAGATACTGCTTTATTACGAGACTCTGTTGTATCTCAAGCAAAAACTTTAGGATATGTTCCATATTCACGCAAAGCGCCACGAGCGTTACTTAATTTTACGGTAAATACAGCATCATCAACGGCATCAACGCTGAGTATACCAAAAGGTTTTCGTTTTCTCTCTGAACAAATCGATGGCGTAAGTTATGGTTTCGTAACGTTAAGTGAAACTACCGTACAAAAATCTAATAATGACTTTACGTTTTTAAATTTACCAATACACGAAGGTCAACTTGTAAATTATTTGTTCACGCACAGTGAGGCAACTAATCCTAAACAAGTGTTTACTTTACCTGACACTGATATTGATTCATCAACGATTTCTGTTACTGTGCAACCAAACTCATCCAATACAGAGATTTTTGTGTATTCATTGGCCACAGATGCAAGCAATACGCAAACAACGTCAGAAGTATTCTATCTACAAGAAGGTAAAAATCGACAATATCAAATTTATTTTGGTAATAATATCATAGGCAAAAAATTATCAGATGGTTCACTTGTTGGAGTAAATTATCTTGTCACAAACGGAGATACTGCAAACAAAGCCAATAATTTTGTTGCTACAGAAACGCTTACGGATTCATTAGGCACAGTTCAGACGGATTTTATTATTAATCCAGTAAACGCTGCATCTGGTGGAGCAGAGAGAGAAAGTGTTGATGAAATTAAGTTTTCGGCGCCTCTACAATTTACGACACAGAATCGTCTAGTAACTTATAAAGATTATGAATCATACATCAAGAAAAATTATCCTTCTATAGATTCGGTATCAGTTTGGGGCGGCGAAGATGAAGTACCGCCAATTTATGGAACAGTCTTTGTTTCTCTTAAACCAAAACAAGACTACTACATCTCGGAAGCAGAAAAACAAAGAATTATTGATGAAATAATTAAACCCAAAGCTATCGTTGCAGTGAACACAATTATTCGTGATCCTGAATTTTTGTATTTGCTTGTTTCATCTAACGTATTGTATAATCCTAAAAAGACAACATTGACACAAGATCAGTTAAAACTTACTATTCGTAACGCCATATTAAGTTATAAGTCACAGTATCTTGATAAGTTTGATTCTACATTGATACTATCAAAGCTTCAAGATGATATTGATAGCGTTGATCTAAATTCAATTTTAGGCTCAGAAGTTAGTATTCGGGTACAAAAAAGATTTAAACCTACTTTAGGCGAATCTAAACCATATACAATCATTTTTAATGTTCCACTTCACAGAGGAACTATCAGTAATAAATTAGTTTCAACTCCATTTAGTGTGTTTGATTCTGCAGGCGCTATACAAGAAGTTCAGTTTGAAGAAATTCCTCAATCTTTTTCTGGCGTGTCTTCAATTAATATTTTGAATCCTGGACAAAATTATACAGAAACACCAACAGTTATAATTTCTGGAGATGGCACTGGTGCTACTGCTGTAGCAAATATTGTCAATGGAAGGCTGAATAGTGTGGATGTAGTTAATCGTGGGATTAACTATACAAGAGCAACCGTTACAATTGAAGGCGGAAATGGTTTTGGTGGAACTGCGGAAGCGGTGATTGATGCAAGAACTGGAACACTAAGTACGGTGTACTATGACAGCAATTCTCAAAAACAAACAATCACAGAAAACGCTGGCACAATTGATTATAATACTGGTATAGTTACATTGACAGACATTCGTATTCTTTCCGTTGCATCTTTAGATGGATTTATTCGTCTAAGTATAGAGTCCGAAAAGGGTTTAATCAGCACAATCAGAAATACAATTATTACATTGGACGAAACTGATCCAATTGCGATTGCGACAACATTAGAACAAGTATAATGGCAACAAATTTAAAAACGTCTGTTCTTTTAAGTAATCAAATTCCTGAATTTATTCGGGACGAATATCCACTATTCGTAAGTTTTTTGCAAGCATATTATGAATTTCTTGAGCAGAAACAGGGAACTGAAAAAAATGATTTAATTACGCAAGCTAAAGAACTGCGTGATATTAAAGATGTTGATGCCTCTATTGATAAGTTTGAAGATAACTTTTTCAATACGTTTGCAACATTGTTTCCTAAAGAATCTGCAATCAATAAAGAGATATTGATCAAACAAGCTTTACCGATCTATCTCTCAAAAGGATCACAAAAATCTTTTCAGCTTCTTTTCCGTTTATTATTCGGTGAAGATTTAGAAATTATTTATCCGCGTGATAACATACTACGTGCGTCCGATGGCAAATGGACAATTGATAGCAAGCTTCGTATCAACCAAAATATATTTGGTTATTATTCTGGCAATGGCGCAACAAAAATCTTTAATTTGGCACAGCCGGTCAATAATGATGAGATTCAAGTTTCAATTAATGGCGTAGTTCAAACAACAGGATACTACGTTTTAAAAGAATACAGTAAACTTGTTTTTGATGTTGCTCCACCAGCAGATTCGGAAATTATTGTTTTATATACTGATTTCAATATCGTACTGTTTAGAAACAGAAAAGTGACTGGCGTATCATCTGGTGCAACTGCCATTATTGAAGATGCACGAAAAAGAATTGTTACAGATGAAATTAACTTGGGTTTTCCTGTTGAACTTACTGTCAGTAAGAGAAGTATTGAAGGCACATTTTTAAATGGTGAAGATTTAACAATACCAATTCTCGATGCCGATGGTCAAGTCTTAGATATACGTGCATCAACATTTTCGATTGTTCGTAAAATTAATATTGAAAATGCTGGTTCAAGTTATCAAGTAGGCGATCTTGCAATCATTCTTGGTGGTGGTGCTACAATACCCGCTGTTGGTGAAGTCACTTCAGTTTTTACAGGCTCAATTACCAATGCAAATGTTCTTGCTGGTGGAGCAATTTTTACATCATTTTCCCCGGTAACATTAAGTCCTAATAATCAAATTGCTACCATCGTAGTTAATCAGATTGACACAACTGGACAGTTTGGAGCAAACACATATGTTG